CAGCTTTGACTTTGCAAACGCTACCAGCTCTGCCGCCGTTACTTTAGCCATCAATAGCCACCCCTTCTCTAATTTCCTGTACCAAAAAGCAGTTTTCCACATAAGCCGCTACTTGTTCATTTTTTGCCAGCATTTCCCGCATCTGTTCCAGCGCTTCATCCACCCAACCGGAAAACGTATCAAAAGAAATCACCGCTGCCACTGCCGGAAATCTTTGTACAAACAAATCATAAACCTGACGCAGTTTCAGCTGTCCGGTACCGCCGCCTAGTTCCTTTTCCGCTTCGGTCACCGCATACAGCAGCCATTCCTTAATTTTGGCAATCTGTTCTTTGGTAGGCAACTTGAAAAAGTGATACAACATAAATCCTGCTGCCACCGCTACGCCTACACCAGCAATGAGCAAGTACCAGTTTTCCACCAAAAATTTCACAACATCATTCATCCTTCAGACCTCCTTATTCGTCCAAGCTTCTTCCTGTTTTGCGTTGTTTGTTTCCCTGTCAAATCGCAGTTTCTCCGCCTCTTTTGTTTCCTTAAAGGACTTGATGCAATAGGTAATGACCGTACCAATGATGGCGGTCACCACCGTCATGGACAGGTTTTCTGCGATTTCCGTTCTACCTAAAAAAGCCAGCAAATAGGATAATTGCAAATCAAAAACTGAGATTGCGAGAATCCACTTTACCAGCTTTTTGGTATATGTATTTCGTTTTCGTTTCATTGGCTATACCACTTCCCATCCAGATCATGAAGCCGCTGTTCATGGTTCTGCAGCATAGCATCCTGTGCCTTGTTATGCTCGTGGATTTCCTTATGTTCCTCCTTTTTCTGCTTGTCCATCTCATCCACCTTTCCAGTGACGGACACGATCTGATCTGTCAGCCGTGTCACTGCATTGGTCAGCGGGATAATGGTTTTCACCGCAGTCACCAGAAATCCTAAAAATGTTGCCACGCCAATTACAATTTCCCAAGTCATACTCCTCACCCCTCAATCTGGAAAATATCTGACAGTTCGCTAGGCGGGTTGAGCTGTTTTGTCATCGCTTGGATTGCTACATATACCTTCCCATTGGGGTCACGCTCTCTCATTCCGATTTTTACGCCCATCCCGTAAACATAGGGGTAAACACCGTCCGCATCCGGTTCTGGATATGGATTGTAGTTGTTTGTAGCCACATCTGGCGTATAGTGTGCGAATCTCTGAATTGGATTGATGCACTGATACGCAATCCCTGTTTTCGGATAGTAGGAAATATGGTACAGTTCTTCCAATCCGTCATCCTGCACCCATTCCGGATAGCCGTCCGCAAAAATGCCGATATCTGCAGGTGGATTTGCCTGTTCCTGTGTCGCACTTGCTCCCGTCTGCTTGATCTGCTTCACGTGTTCAATCAGTCTTTCAGCGTCTTCAATGTATCCCATAAAATCACCTCATTTCTATTTTGGCAAAATGCCCTGTGTCATTTCGTAGTAAGTCACCAGATCAGGGTCATTGCCGCCCGGTTCTTCCCCTTTCATGATATACTGCTTTTCATCCTCACTGATTGTCCCGTCAGTGACCATCTGGGAAAGCTGTTCCTCTTTCAGTTCGCCTTTCTTGTATTTCCCTTTGTAGTATCCCAGAAAAAGTTCTGCACCTGATTTCATACGATCAGCCCCCTTTTCACAAGTTCCTCCATAACGCTGTCCGCTCCTTCCTGTCGGATTTCGTCTTGGCTTTTACTTATGGCTTCATAGATTTTTTCGTCGATGGTTGGCTCTGATTCTGGTAGTTCTGGAATAGCTTCATACTCAATAACGGGCTCTTTCCCATCCCATTTAAAAATTTTGTAAAAACCTTCTCTCTCCTCACCGTCAAAAAATGAAAATTCCCCATCATACCATACAGCATCCGCAATTTCTGCAATTTCTTCTTTTTTTATTTCTTCATTTTTGGCATAGATAACATTTCCAGATGTTAAAAATAAGACCATGCTCCCCCTCCTTATTCATAATAAATAATCATCTTTGCTTGACCAGAACTTTCTACCCGTTTTATTGGCATAGTTACTGAAAATGAATCTTTTACAACTACTCTTAATGGGTTTTTAAGATAGGACGGTGTGGAAACGTTGGACGATAAATCCAAAACTCTGGAAGATGTATTGTCTGCCATCAATTCCACAAAGACAGCCTCATATACTGTACCACCACCACTAAACGAAAATTTATATTCTGTGCCATCCACTTCAAAAACATACGTACCAGACGTTGTTTGAAAACCACTAGATTTGAAAATAATAGCTTTTATTTTTTTCTTGCCTTTTGAAAAATTAAAAGTACCAGTATATGTGCCACTACCACTAGGGACATTTACAGTAACTACTTCTTTTTTCATTCTTACGGTATCAAAAACATCCAGACTACCGTAGTTTTGCTTTATTTGCCCAAACAGTGTCGCACTTCCAGATGTATCCTCACTAGTTCCAATCTTCCCATCAATCCCTGTGACCTTCGTCAGCACTTCCGCCAGCTTTTCCAGCAGCACTTTTTTCAACTGTGCCAGCCGTCCAAACAATGTAGGCTGTGTGTCGGCGTCACTTTCCGTGCCGATTTTGTTGTTGATTTCGTCTACCGTTGCCTGTTGAGCCACATCGGTCAAGGCTGTATTGATGTTATTGACCTCTGTCTGGGTATCGTTGACCTGTTTCATCAGATAATTATAACCATGTTTTTCTGTCAGCCCCACTTCTGTCCCATTCGGACTAATAGTCTGCCCTTGCGTCCAGTTTTCCGGCAAATCCGCTGGTAATTTCGGCATAGGTCATCCCTCCTTTACATCTACCTGAATTTTATGGGTGAAAATCGCCGGCTCTGTTACCGGCACATATACGGGAGAAGTCGTCAGCACGTTCCCGTCACTGTCCAGCAGCTCGATCTGCGTCACCAACGAGGTCTGTTCTGCTGTCACTGTATACTGCACCTGTGCCACATTTCCCACTGTTGTTCTATCCAGCGAAGAAATGACGATACTGCCATTGATTCTGGCACTGGTTACATTGGGCGGAATGGCTTTTGCCGTATCCTCCAAAAGTTCCTGTTGCACACTATAATTTGATGGCACCACGACCACCTCCTTATCTTCTGTCAATACAAAGGGCGTCAAACCCAATCCCCACGAACCCAGACGGTACTGCCACACCAAAGCAGACAGCGCCACAGTTTCTCCTAGCGTGAGTTTATTTGCCACAAAAGGTTGATTGATGAATACGATATGTGCTGGTTTGATTCTCCCAACCGTATAAGAAACCTCCGTGGCATAAGACTGGTTTTCTGCACTGCTGAGGATATACAGGGTGTAGTTTGGATAGTCCACATGGATTTCATATTTCCCCTTGCCGATGATCTGGTCTAACTTCTGATACAGAAACCCAAGGGTAAAAGGCGGCTGCATAGAAACGCGGTTCAGCACCCGCTGTCTGCGAAAATCCAGTGTTTCCGTCTGAGGGTTTGGCACAATACCAAAAATCTTTTCCCATGTGGAAACAGCCCCCTCATCCATGGTCTGAAAAAAGAAATTGTCTGCCACCGCATTGATGGCAGCGGCAAGGGCTTCCATCTGGGCGCTTTCTGTTTTGCAAATCTCCTGAAAATCCAGAATCCGCCGGAACCAAGGTGGCAGATACCGCAGTAAATCCGTATCAAGTTGCCACATTGAGGCTCACCTTCCCTTCTTTTGGTACCTGCTGCACTGTCCCGGTCTGGGTCAGTATCACATCCTGCGCTTGACCATTCATCTGCACATTGGTAGCATTGACCACACCCGGCACCCGAATGATGGCGGCAATGACCTGCGCCAGATATACATCTGCCTGATACTGCACGCCGCCGGGGACAGTAGGCGCCGCCCATCCCTTCCGCACCTGCAGCAGATACGCGGCAATGGCATCTTCCACCGGCTGCTGTACCTGCCCGATCTCATAGCCAGCCGCCAGCGTCAAATTGGCAGTGACATTGATGGTGACAGCTTCTGGTGCGACAATGGTCACTTTGGCACCGATGGGAGCCATACCAAGTCCCAACCCCTGATTCACAGGTGGGTCAATAGCGTTCTGCACCGTTTCCACCAGCAATTCAGACGCAGGCGCAAAATCCGCCCCAATGATGGAGCATTTCACCGTACCACCGCCGTTCCATGTGGGATAGACCTGTACACCGCCTACCCCTTCCAGCCCACCAATAAACTCTCGATAGGCTGCCACATTGCCGCCGAAAGGTTTTTCGTTCAGGGCATTGATGATACGCTGCCGAAAATCATCATCCGTTTCCACATCATCCCCAGGAATCAAGATGTCATCAATGACTGCAGATTCCAGCCCAGGAAGATACGTAATAGGCAGGATGTTCCCCGTATAATCATTGCCGATAATGCCAACTGTTTCCGCTTTTAACTGAAATTCATTGGGGTTATCTGTGGTACCGCTGACAATAAAATTGATACTGTCCGCCCCGTTGATGGTGGAAAATCTTGCCCCCAAAGGCACTGACTGTGAAAATTTACCCAGACGGACAGCTGCCGACGCTGGGTAACGTGTCAACCCTGCGATGACCGCCAGAAGGTCTAAGGACTCGCCCACTGCTGTTGGAATGTAAGCGGAAAGCTGCACCTGATCCAGTGCCAGATAAAAGGCTTCCAGTCCATAAGCAGAAGCGCCAACAGATGTCTGGATAAGGCTGCCCTCTCGCTTGTCATAGGAATTGGATACCTGCCCCAGCATGGTCTGTAACAGGTTTTGGTATGTTTTGCTGCTGAAATCTATCAAGCTGTTCCCTCCTTTCTGCATAAAAAAAGCACCCACGACTGTGAGTGCCTATCTTCGTTTTTATTTTGCTTGGTCTGTGGATTCCAAATGTTCCCATTCAGCGTCATTATCATAATGGTCTAACACCTGTACACCTGCTGGGTCAAATACACTTGCCTTGATGATAATAACCTCGTTATCTTTCACAACTGCACGATAGCTATAAGTGTACTTCAAATCTCCCGTAGCCGGTGTCGTAAAACTGCCGCTGCCGATATATTCCTGCAGGTCTTCTTCGTAGTATGCCAAATGGTCTGACATTGTGTAGGTACATTCCGCGCCAACACTGGTATTCAGGCTTTCCAAAAAGATTTTATCTACCTGTTCCACCTTTGAAGAACTGCCCATCATAGCCACACAGCTCACCATCCCAACAATGACCACCAGAATCAATACGATCAAACAGCCTTTTGCAGGCGTTTTTCCCTTTGAAGCAATGGCTTCTTCTCTTGTCACTGTCTGCACAGTTTTCTCCTGATCCAGCTTCGCCCCGCAGCTCTGGCAGAATTGGTCTGTTTCTCCGACCGCTTTTCCACATTTCTTACAAAATCTACCCATAAATATTCCCCTTTCCATTTTTCTCCATCATATCACAAATTGCAACTATAAGAAACAAAATTTCACAAAATGTTTCTATTTATTGTAAATGTTGCAAATGGAAAACTTTTTGGGAATCATATTGTCATCCGCTGTGGAACAGGTCCATATACAGTCTGTACCGTAAATTCTACGGTCAAACTATCCCCATTCACCTGATAGGAAAAATCTGTAATTTCCGTCATACGCCTATCTGTACGGATGGCATCTTTCGCTCTCCGCTGAATCTCCAAAGCCACATATCCGGGATTTTGTCCAACCAGACCTTCCCATTCCATACCAAAGTTTGGGCTGTAAATCTGCCAAAGGAACCGCTCTACGGAAAAAAGTATCTCCACTGCCTGTTTCACAGCGGTGAACCCGTCAGCCATGCCAGAGATACGCCCTGTCACTGGATTGACATACCATGTGTAAGAGGGTTGCTCCGTAAAGGTCACCCCTTGGGAGATATTGATCACATTTTCCGGCAAAGTTGCCATTTCTCACACCTCCTGAAAAACTCTGGACAAAACCACATATTTCTGCCCGTGCTGTACCCGCAGCATCAGCACCTTGTCCCCTACTTCCAACCCTCTGTTCAACGTGATAAAGCCGTCATTTGGCAATGCCTGCCCATTCTCATAGCAGGTGATACCTGTCAGTTCTGTGGAACACTCACCAGCAGGCATGATAGTGGCGTCTGTGACGATATGGTTGTGGGTGGTGTTGTGACTGTGTGCAAAAGTCGTTACTTTCTTTTCAACAACAGAAGCCGTCAAATAAAGCACTTGGGAACGCAAAGGCGCAGCCTGATTGTTTGTTGTGATTTCCAGCGGCTTCACCTGTGTGACCGTTCCTACCACCAGATCGGTGGGCTGCATGGCTCTGTTGTTTTCCTGAGTAATCTGCTGTAATACATCTAATAATTCCACACAATCACCTCAAATCGCCAACGTATCAAAACTCATGGTATGTTTGTCATTCTCAAAAGTATGGGTGATTTTTTCAATCATAACCTCCTGATCAAGATCGATATCACCCAACCCCTGTATTTTCATCAGAATCATCATTCCAGCCCGTAGCCCCAGCACACCCAGAGATTCCACACTGAGGGTACGCAGACGGCGGTTATAATAGGACAGCATGGTTTCTGCCTGCTCTCGCATCTGCGCCGTATTGGTTTCCCCGTCTACGGTCTGATACAGCCGCAAAAGCCCCCACCGTTCGATATTGGCAGTATCCTTGGCTTCCACCACATCTGTCATGCCTGTTTCCTCGTTTTCCCGCACCAGTTTGATGCTGTTGTATGTCTGCTTGTCGATGTCTGTCTCATACTTATAATTGGTTACCAAAGAGCGGTCACCCAGTACCACATCCGTTTTCATGTTTGCCGCTTCCCGCAGGCTCAGACCATTACCATCATCCAACAGCACAAACACCTTTCCGGTGTTCAAAAGCGTCTGCTGGATGGCTTCCTCGATGATATCCAGACAGGACTGGTCGTCTTCCAGCAAGGAAGGAATGGGGTATCCCGTGTCCTCGATAGTACTGACCGGAAGCTGGAAGTCTGCAGCGATCTGCTGTAAAATCTGCCCTGCCGTCTGCCCATAAAAGTGGTAAGAGGCATTGGCTTTCAAATACCGCATGCTGTCGTAACAGGTCACTTCAATGATGCCCCATCTGTCTTTGCTCTTATGAAATACCCAGCCCAAGAAAACCACCTGCCCATCCACAGAAAACCGTACCACATCCCCCTCCACAAAGGAGATGCCGCCAGCTTTGATGAGCGTAAAGGTAAATTTCCCCGGGCTTCCTGTGCGGTTGGTGGTATAGCTTGCTGTAGACACACAAGGGGCAGCATCCCAGAGCTTTCCTGTCCGCTTTTCCGTGATCAAAAGTTCTGTTTTCACTGTGTATCTACCCCCTGTAAGTCTCCTTTTTTACACCAGCCCAAAGCCCCGCCGGATTCTGATTTTACATGTACTGGATATGGTCTGTCATTGTCGTCATTGATGATACGGGACACCACCACCCGTCTGCCGTTTCCGCTTCCGGAAGGCTTGTCACCATAACTGGAATAAAAATACTTTCCATTTAGGATTGCTGTCATACCCACATATAGCTGTCCTTTTGGGATGCTGCGTGTCTGTTCTGTAGTGGCTGTGGCGGGCTTTTCTGCCGTTGCTTCTGTCTGAATCTGCACCGTAAGGGGACTGTAGTCCCGATACTCTGTCAGCTCCAACGTATAATAGAAGTCCCCTGTCTCACCGCCTCGTTCTTCCGTTTGGAAACCAGTCACCAATACATTGATGCCCGGGTCATTAACAAAATAAGGGGTGCCGTCCTCATAGTACCTGGTAGGCGTATAGATCAGCACCTCTTTGTTTGCCATAGCACTTCGGAAAAAGTTGATGTAAAACTCTGGCTGTCGGAAATCACCACTGGTCAAAGTCATACGGTCAATCCGACCCGGGAAATAGCTTTCAATGGTTACTTTCTTTAGGTTTGGGATTCTCGGTACCATAATGGGACCAATGCCCAGCACATTGTATTCCTCGTTTGCGCTGTCCTGCGAAACAGGAAGTTTTTCAGGATTGACAGGAAGTCTGATAATATCAATGGCACCTGCACTTGGTTTTTGAAAAAACAAAGCAAAATTATTTCTTGCCGCCACGTTTCACACCTCCTATACCCTTGCCGTAGATTTAGCACTACCTGCTGCAAGCTGTTCCTGCAAGATCAATGCCATAACATCCGCCATAGCTTTCCGGTCAGCTTCTGTGTTGCCGGTATTGGCACCATTTACTGTGATAACAGGCGTCTGTGCCGTCAAATTGATTTTATTGACATATCTTTGGGTAGCCATGTCCACCATAAGTTTGATGTCTTCTTTGGACATATCCACAGATTTTTTGATGCTACCCACATCTTTCCCGATGCCACCCAGTTTATCATTGATGTCACCAAGAGAAGCACCACCAGCGGAAAAGTTACCAAGATCAGCACCAACGCCACCGCCAAAAATATTGGAAAAGAAATTGGAGCCTTTATCGTAGCCGGAAGAAAATGCGCTGCCATAGTCTTTATATTCCATAGGAGAGAAGTATTCTTTCCAGCCGGAAGACTCTTTTACAGCGGCTGACTTTGCTCCCAGATTATTGATCCACGACTCCACTCCACTGGTCAGGTCTACGGTCACACCAGGTATTTTATTGACCAGTCCTTCGATACCGTTAGCGATATTCAGCAAATAACCAAGGACGGTCTGTGCCATATCGTAAAAAAGCACTTTCACCGCAGCCACAGGATTGTTAAACACATTCCCTATGAAATTTGCGAAAATTGCAAAGCCGTTATACATGAACGCCACAGTGTTATAAACATGGGCGCCCAGCATCGACATTACACCGGCAATGATGCCTGTTGCAGATACTGACGCACCTGTAAAATGGTTATAGGCAGCCACGCCAGCATACAACGCCCCCACGATGAGTGCCAATCCCATCAATACCCATGTGATAGGCGATGCCAAAAGAGCACTATTAAACACCATAGTGGCGGCACTAGCTGCAGCTGTGTTGCCAGTCAAAACACCATACCCAATAGATAAAAGAGTCACAGCCCCATGATACGCTGCCGTTGCAACGGTAGCAATTTTCGTCCAGTTTGCTGCTACCTGAAAGATAGCAAAAGCCGCACCAGCCCCCAATACCAAAGGACCAATGATTGCAATGTTATTCGCAAGCCAAGAAAGACCAAGCAGCACAGGACGAAGCCCCATGGTTGCGTAGTTTTGGAATTTAGTCCAAACCTGTCCCCATGTCATAGGCATTTCTTCAAATTTTGCATTGGTTTCCTCTGCCGCGGCAAACATGGCATTTTTTACGATATCTGCTGTGATAGCCCCTTCAGACGCCATCTCTCGCATCTGCCCAACATTCACCCCAAGATAATTGGCTATGGTTTGGGCAATCATAGGGGTTTGCTCTAAGATAGAGTTCAATTCTTCCCCTCGCAGAACACCAGATGCCATAGCTTGTGTCAGCTGTAGCATTGCCCCTTGAGCTTCTGCCGTTGTCGTACCGGAAATCGCCATTTGCTTATTCAGCTGTTCCGCAAAGGCAACGATTTCCTGTGTACTGCCAAAAGCGTCACCGGCAAGTAACCCCAATTTGGATACCATCGCTGCTGTTTCCGTGTAAGAGCCTCTGGCACGGTTGGCACTTTGGAAAATCATGCTGTTTAATTGTGCAGTGGTTTGCAAACCATCGTTAATACTGTCAAGTCTTGCTGTTGTAGATACCAAAGTATCTGACATCTGTAGCAATCCCTTGACGCTCTGCATCCCAATATATCCGCCGACCAGCCTTTTGACAGATGTGGTCAAACGGTCTGCCGAACCAGTACCACTTTCCATGGACTGGTTATACTCTTTTTGTGCTTTGGCAGCGGCTCTTGCCTGCCGTTCCGCTTCCTTTTCCGCCGCAGCGGCAGCACGGATACTGGCTGTCTGTGCCTTTGCCTGCGCCGTAGCCAGTCTTTGTTCCGCTGTCTGTACCCGTAAAGCCGACTGATATACGCGCGCCTGCTGGGCTGCCATTTTGGCAGCCGCAGTGGTTTCTTTTGTGACAGCTCCACTTTGCTCCATCATTTTGATGTAAGCGCCAAGCCCAGCAGAAAACTTGTCCTCAATGGCTAATACTTCTCTGATATTACCCATGATATTCCATCTCCTTTCTCTGCTGTTCTCTGTCGTGAATCTCTTTCGTCACAAATTCAGCGATCAGAATCCGTTCCGGATATGGAAGCTCTGCGTATTGGTGCGGCAGCATGCCGAAATTGACAAAGCAATAATATGCGATCATCGTTTCCGCATCGCCGCCGCCAATCAGTTTTTTGCTTCAGTTACAGTTGTGTCGTCAGCAGTAAAACCAGAAAGTTCACTGATTTTTTCACCCAGCAGAGCGAACTCCCCGGGGCGCAGCATTTTTGCGACAACTTCGGTCGCATCCATAGTCCCGTAGGCGTCGCAAAGTTCTTTGTCCGTAAAATCAGGAAAAACTGTTGCAGCTACAGCCAGTTTTCTCCGGTAAGTGATCAGATCAAATTCTTTTACCATCTGACCGTCTGCCCCTCTGACCTTACGGAAACTCTGACGATTCAATGCATCATTTTCTTCCTGTGTTACAGATCGGATTTTGAATGGAACCACTTTCCCTTCTTCGTCTTTGAAACGATCAGAGATAAACACTTCCTTTTCTTCATGTACAGGGACGGGGTTCAAAAATGCAAATAATTTACTCATTTATATTCCTTCCTTTCTCAACCGCCATAAGACGCAGGCTCGTTAAACCCACGTAGCTTGGCTACTCTGGTATAGGTAAAGTTAAATTCATAATTCAGCATGGCTTCCTCACTGTCCAAAATGGAAAGGGGGATAGAACCTGTCAGCTCACATCCATAGTAAGCAATGGACTGACTGCCCACACTGCTGGAGGGGTCGTCGTTGGTGACCTGCAGATCAAACTGCGGCATATTACCGGTATTGATATACTCCAGCACCATGTCTGTCCAAAGGCTGGTACCATAATAGATATTGCCTTTGCCTGTCTGCTTTGCACCATTGGCTTTGTTCTGGATGGTTCTGGTTCCCACCACACGCATTTCCTTGCCTTGGATTTCTGCGTAAGTGGTGATATTCATCATGCCTGCCACTTCAATCTGTTTTCCATTTCTGGTGACAAAGACTTTTCCCTCGGCACCATTGACGGTATCTTTTGCCAGTAAATACATATCCACACCTCCTTACGCTACTGTGATTGTGATATACAGTTTTTCCGCTGCGTCCACAGGCTGAATCCGCAGATTGATGACAACCGCATCGATGTCATCCCCCGGCAGTACGTCCACGTCATCCGGTTCAAAATTCTGGATGGCATTGTTTGCCTGCATTTCCTGCAAGTATCCCACAATGACAGCTTTGAACAGGTCCCTGCCAGTGTCGTTGTTGTCTACCACACCGATGAAGCTCTCGGAAAACTGCATATACAGGTCATTGGCAATGGTATGCAGGGTACGGATAACACGGTTCTTCCGGTATGGCTTGGAAATATCCGCTGTGAAGGTTGTCAGGCTGTTGATGTCGGAATCCACTTTCACAGCCCCATTTTCCGCAAATACCACAAATTTTCCCGCCTGCAGAGCTGCAATGATCTGGTCATTGGTCAGCGCCGGTGTCACAGATACGGCATCAAGATATTTGGCATAGGTCAAAGACTCATTGTAGTTTGCCCCTGCCTCTGCGCCGCCTACCCACCAGCAGAGCTGTTTGCCTGTCAGTGTCGTACCATCTGCAAAGGAAATACCTGTAATGTCTGCGCATACATTGATAACGAAACGGCTGTCAGGGACATTCAAGCCATAAGCAACCAGCTGGGAATATCTACCCTGTGTATTGGCAAGACGTTCCACAAAGTTGACCATTGCCGCCTGTGCAGTGCTGTCGTCGCCGTCATAAATGAGAATGTCAAAGTCATAGGCTTCAATATTGGACAGGAATGTGGTATAAGCTGCTGTTTCCACAGTGCCATCTGCACCCGTTGCCAGTTTCACCCCTGCTGTTTCTGTCAATGCACCGCTGCCGCTGAATGTCACCCATCCATTGGCTTTTAGTTCTTCCACATTTTTTGCCGTCTGGGTATCCACCACAACACCATCCACAACGGTCTGCACATCAAAGCTACCTTCCGCGTCCGCCTGTTCTGTCACCACAATGGTGATATCGTTCCCTCTAACACCCGGATAAAGGGCTGTGGCTGTCATCTGCTCCTCTGTTACCGTTGCCTGCACGGCACTGCTTGCGGCAGGACGATACAGCAGCACTTTTGTAGCGCCGTCTGTCCGGTCACTGCCTTTGAAGATTTCCTGCAAAAACCGCGCCTGTGCCGTGTAAATGGGATAGCCGCAGAAGGGTGTCGTATCTGCCCCTGCTGATACTTCCATGACCTTTCCAACAGGTCCCCAACTCATCGGCTCACAAATGGCAACCACACCACGGCTGCCAATGGACAGCCCCCTCTGGGACTCTGATGTAAAATTGATATAGACGCCCGGGCGTACCTTATCCTGTTTGGTCCATGTTCCACCTGCCATTATTTCTCACCTCCAAAAAAGGCATCCACCGCTTTCTGGGCTTCTGCCATGGTATACGTTTCTTCTGTCAAAATCGCCCGCAAGAAATCTTGCTGTACATGAGCAAAGCGCTCACTTTTCAGCAGCGCTTCCCGCTTGTACCGTTTTTCCTGGGACTTGTTTTCTTTTTTCATTCCACCACTTCCTCATTGTATTTTTCAATGGTCTGCATTTTGATGGTTTCTTTCGGAATCCGCACACGCTCTCTGATTTCAAATCGATAATGCAGTTCGTTCATATCAATGTCCCATTCCCTGTCATAGGTACGAATCTGTACCGGCTCTGTCTGTATGCCGTCTGTGTAGGGAAATGTTTCCATGTGCAAGTCCAAAATCTCCGCTGTCTTCTGGTATCTCTGCTGCAGATCGGGCAGGTTGTATTCTTCCAGACAGGTCAGGTCTAAGCCGATGGTACGCAAATAGTACCCGCCTGTTTCCAATTTGATGTTGCTGTACCGCTGTTGCAAGAACATACAGGGAATTTTGGTGCCCTGTTGATTTGGGTCCTGGTAGAAAGAAAATTCAGGTAAAAATAGTTTCAGATAGTTCGACAAAGAATCGGCAACCGTTTCCACCGTATAATTCATTCCATCAACCCCCTTATCCTTTTGTCCAGTTCTGACAGCACCGTTTTTTCATAAGCCTGTTTCCCTTTATCCGCCATAAACTTACCTTTGACATACTTTGTTTTGGTACCCACGACCATGCCCTCATCCTTGTTTGGGTTATACTCTAACAGACCGCTGTCTTCATTGATATAAAGTCCAGGCACAAAATGCTGATCCATGCGGTGTCCATTGTTCACATAAGAGGCATAGTTCAGATTGTTCCGCAGTTCTGTTTCCACTTTATTTCCCGTGATCTGCGGCTCTGTTTTGCTGTCTGTTGCCCAATGCTGTTTCAATTCCCCACTGCGGGTGTTTGTGCCACGCAAATCACCAGCTGTGGGCGGTGTGGCATCTGTTGCCGCCTCTATGGCACGCAGAGTAGCGTCCTTTGCCACCTCTGCCAGTACCCTTGGGACATCTTCCTGCGCTTTTTTCAGCTGTTGGATGCGCTGCTGTAAGCTGACTGTAAAACTCATAGCGTCACACCCTTTCCTGCTGCAGCAGATGGATTTCCTGATGAGCAAGTCCTCCCATGATGTTCCCCACCGGTTCTGGGTAATAGTTGGGGTCTGCCGCAAAGGCTCGGATATTGGCAAAATTCCTGCCGATTCTTGCGCCACGATGGATGATCAACTCATCACCAGTGCGGATATCCACGTCCAAACCGCAAGCCAAGCTGTCCTCCTGATTGATATTTGCCGCTGTCTGCTGCATCTGGATGGCTTTCTTCCCAGAACGATATACCCGGCAAGGAACAGCTGTCAAAACCTGTTCTCTGCTGTTGGAAATCAGTGCCTTTGATTCATCCGGCACCACACGCCACACATCTACTGTATCGGTATACCATGCGTCAAAATTCATTAGCCACACCCCCTAAATAACAAGGGTTCCACCCATGCCCACCAATCTGGCTTCTGTTGCCAGAATCTGACCATACTGGGTGGCGTTCAGGCTGCCCCAGTCCTCTGTGGCTTTGGTCAATGCAGAAGTGTCATAGGTTACGCTGGTATCTCCCAGTGTTTCCGATTTCACCACACCAACCAACGCCCCTGTGGCAGCCGCCTGTCCTGCTGTTTCACTGGCAGGAGCAAAGGTACGCAGATACAGGGTCCCATAATGAGCTACATACAGCCCAGCTGCATACCGCCAACCGTCTAGCCATTTATCCGGCTGGATAGATTTGTTCGCCCGGTTGATAAACTGATTCAGCATGGTTTCCGGCAGGAGGGATTCTCCATCTGCGGTAAAAAACTGCGGGAAGTCCTGCTGGAACATTTCCGCTGTATAATTGCCTACTGCATGCCCGATATTAGACGCAGCGGCTTTGATACCCAAAAACTGTGGTTTCATACAGAACATCCCGCATCACCTCATTTCTTCTTTCTCTCAGGTTTTTCTGCTTCTTCAGACTTTTCAGCAGCTTCCAGTTCTGCCTTTTCTGCTTCAGCGGCGGCTTTGGCTTTTTCTCTGGCTTCCAGTTCTGCCTTTTTCGCTTCTACATCTGCCTGTTCCAGAGCGTTGTCCTTTGTGGTGGAAGAAACTGCAATCTTCCCGTCTTTTACCAGTTCTTTGAAATATTTTGTTTTTGTCACCCAATCAGGTACAGAGCCGATGTATTCTTTGGGGATCGGATATGCCTGTCTGCCATCAGGGCTAGGGATGATGATGTTTCGTTTTGAAATGATAACTGTTGCCATCTTTCATACCTCCTTATTCGTCACCGCCAATGCCGTCCCAATATGTCACGGTATTAGGATACATCATTTTGATTTCGGAAATATTCGCCATATACGCAGTGTCATAGCACACATGCGCCACATTGGGCTGTGTCATGATTCTGTTCAGGGGAACCAGCTCATCCAGACCAATAAAGCGTTCATGGTTCACATAAACGACCATTCTGTCTTTGCTTCCAGTACCTGCGCCTTTGCACCACGCAGTTGCACCGATATACAGCTGACCTTTGCCGTCTTTGTTGACAATATTGTTTTCCAGCAGATAGTCCAAAATGCTTTTGGTTGCCAGTTCAGAAACCTTGGTATTTACCAGATACAGATACTGTTCATAAGGTACCAAAATGTGGTTGGGAATAGCTGCGCTGTCATAACCAGCCGCCGCCCAAGTGGCAGAAATGGCAGTATTGATGTCCAGCAGGATTTCGTCAGGTGTTTTGTCCTTCCAGTTGGTTGTGCCTTTCGCACCATCTGCCACAGTGGTTTCTGTCACGTCAGGATGATTTACCAGACCGTATGTGCCATACTGCGCAAAACCAGCATAGACGTTCTCATCCATATGTTTGTCATAGCTCAGGCGGACACCCTCCTGAAGCAGCTGATCCAGACTTCTGCCAATGTAGCTAGATTTCTGCATATCCACAAACATGATACGCAGTGCCACAGAATATACATGCGCCTTAAACAGCCCTTTGTCCAGAGAAGCCTGTACAATAGGAATACCGTTTGCGCCACCCGCTGTGATAGGGCTGTCACCACTACCACCTGTTACACCATATTGCACAGACAAGGCAGAGGCAAAATCTACCCAACCGCCGCCTGTTTCGATAGGTACATCTCTAGGATATGTCACACTGGTCAGAGGCTGCCGGATGATTGGATCTCTTTTTTCCAGTTCAGAAGTCAAAAACGCATTGCCGGAAGCAATCCCTGCTGCGTCCATTACAGGCATACCCACTGGCTGTGTCTGTTTGGGAGTAATGATACCACCGTCAAAGACACCCATATTGTTATAACTCATATCGTTCCCTCCTTACGCATTGTTCATAGTCAGGATGCGCAGTTCTGCAATACCATTGGCATCTGCAGGACCTGCCCACTGACAGTTGGTCAATTCTACTACTTTGCCGCTGTCGTCTTCTGCCTCGAATCCACCAACCTTAGCAGTAGAGAAGCTGCCATTTTCTGTTGTACGGACATAAACTTTACCGCCCAGCTTTGCAGTACCTCTCTGGCAGAAAACATTGATGCTGCCTCTCTGGAATACAGGTACCGCTTCTGCGGGTGCGTATTCACCTTGTCCCTGATTGAGATAGTTCAGAGAGCTTTTCACCTCTCTGGCAGCAATGCCCACAAACTTATCCGCTGTGGAAGACGCCCCCATCTGTACCACTGTCACACCGTCAGCGGCATATTCCAGTGGTGCGCCGAAAGGAATATTTGTACTTCCTCCTGCGGGTCTTGTGTTGATAATCATATCCGGCTGTCTTGCATAAGAACCAGCCTGACCATTCGGCATACCAGTGCCGATTACCTGTGTATTCAGTCCCATATCTTTCACACTCCTTTTTTAATTCTGTAAATAACCAGCTGCTCTCAATTTTTCGAGAAGCCCGTTAAAATCTTCCTGAGTAGGTGCTGCAGCAATATTGGCAATAGCAGGCATCTGCTTTACTCCTCCCAAAGCCTCTGGTGTGGCAGCCGGAAGGGTATAAGAAGGTCCTGCCGGTCCTTGTGGACCTGCTGGTCCGGGTTCCCCCTGAGGACCTTGTGCCCCAGTTTCCCCTTTTTCACCCGCTGGTCCCTGTGGACCCGTTTCTCCTTTTGGTCCGGCTGGTCCCATAGGACCTTGTGGTCCTGCCGCGCCTTCTGTTGGTCCGATATAGGCGATTCTTAATTCTGCGACACCATTTTCATCTGCAGATCCATTCCACTGGGCATTCACCAGCTGGATAGTATTTTCTCCATCTTCCGCAGCTTCCAGACCACCAACCATGGCATCTTCAAACAACGGATTTTCTGCCACTCTGACATATACCTTACCGTCAATGATAGGGTTCCCCCTTTGACACAGCACATTGATGCACCCACGCTGGAATACAGACACAGCGTCTTCCGGGAAATATGCTCCTGTACTCTGTGCCAGATAATCTACTGCAGTTTTGACTTCGCGCCCAGCAATCCCAACGAACTGATTGGCTGTGTCCCCTGCTCCCATTGGTAAGACTGCGCCATTCTCTCCACGTTTCAATGCTGTTCCAAACAGGATTGGCATTTCTCCACCCAAAGGCGCGGTATTGACGATCATATCAGGCTGTCTGGAAAAAGAACCAGCAAAACCATACTGCATGCTTTTTCCAATGGATTGTGTTTGTAAACCCATACGCTCACCGCCTTATTTGTTTAAGTGTGGATTAAATTTGGCATAAGCCGCCCTCTGCTCTGCGCAAATGGTACTCATGTCTTTACGCTGGCTGGATGCTTTCTTTGCGCTGTCCTGAGTAGCGGCAAGGATATCTGCCCCCATATTACCGGAACGGATGGTAGACAGTACCGCATCTACAACACGTGCGCGTTCCTCCTTATTTTCAATAGCTGCCACAGCCGGACGAATTTTTTTCAGAAGCTCTGCGGTGAAAGCATCACCGGCAGTACATTTTTTGTCTTCCATTTCTTCCGCAGAAATGGTAACTGCCTTTTCCGGCTCTGCTGCAGGTTCTTCCCCGATCAGACGGGCAATTTCCTTGTCAATGTCGGATTCATCGGACATTTTCTTTTTGTCCATCTGATTTTCCATGAAAGCCCCCATCATTTCGATGAGTTTATCCAGCTTTGCACCAAGATCGCCACCCTGCATACCATCTTCTGTTTCTTTGGGCTGTTCTTCCGTTTTCTTTTCCGGTTCAGCCGCAGGAGCTGGTGCCGCCTCTGCATCCAGTGCCGTTGCCGTTGTTTCTACCATTTTTTCCAGTTCTTCAGGATTGGCATCTTTTGCCGCGCTCCCAAAGAGCTTCAAAATCTCTGTTCTGAATTTACTCATGTGATTCACTCCTCTTTCTGGTTGTTTATCTTTGATGGCTACCTCATGCCCAGCACGCCCAGCCGGTACCACCGCCACATGGTTCCCTCTGATTTGTGTTTGTCGGTACCCGTTGCCATCTGGTACATAAATACAGGTGTAACCGCAGGAAACTTCTCGCTTCACACCATTTTCAATATCACTGATGAGAGAAGCATCGGTGATATGCAGGTCTGCCACCAGCTTGTCACCTTCCCTGCGTACGTTCTGGACATGCCCCCGGCTGTACGCCCCTGCTGTTTCCGGCAGAAGATTGTCGGGCGGATGATTGTCTGTGACTATTTTTCCTTCAAAGGAAGCCATGGCAGCCGGAGAAAAGACGTCTTCCTCGTAGCGGTTGACAGCGACGATTCTTTCCGGATCGCCGTCCAGACCAAGTTCCCTTGCCAGATATTCCATAGTACCTGTGCGGGCAATGGGGACATTTTTGCAAATCAAAAAGCCCTCATCCGTTTTGGTCTGATTTGGGCTGATTTCGGTACCGTAATATGTCAGCATCTATCTCACCCCCGGTACCAGTTTTTCCTGATCTGCACTCTGTCCTGTCAGTGCTTCCACCAACATATCAGTCAATATACTTTGATGGCCTGTTTCGTCTGCATTGATTTCCAGCAGCTTAGTTACATGCTTCTGTGGTGCCAGCGCAAGAATTGCTGTATAAAGGCGTACTGTTTCTGTTTCAGCCGCAAGGGCTTTCTTCAAAAGTTCAACATATCCTTCCATAGTGCCTCTCCTTTCTGTTGATTTTGGTGGTGGGGGTGGCGGTTTGTTGGGCGCCAGTCCTGATCTTACATGCAAATGGTCATTGGAAACCACTCTCTCCCTCCTTTTTTCCACGAAAAAAGCGCCCTTTCGGACGCTTAGTTTTCTGTCTTTGATTACACTATTTTTTCAATTCTTTCTCCCACTGCTTCATAAATTCTTTTGCCGTATTTCTTGCTTTCCTTTGTTCTTCCTCTGATATCTCTACCCTGCCTACGACCTGTGCTGCAATGGGTTCATAAGATGTACGCCATAAAAATTTGTCGTGTGATGACAATTCTTCATATCTCTCTCTTTTTTCTTCATCCGGTAGCTGCAAAAATTCCCTGATTGTCAACTGTCCCATAAATCACGCCTCTTTCATGATGATGATATGCTTCCCATTTTTCTCAAAATTGTCCAATACAACAAACTTCGCATTTCTTTCATAAAGGACTTCTTTTTCTCCATCATTGAAGCCTTTCAGATCTCGCCCACGTGTGCCATCTGTAATGAGCATTTGAATATCTGCGTCAGGATTATAAATATCTCCCTTGGTTGTGGATGTATATTGTGAATAGATAACCACTTTTCCTGCTTGATGCTGCTGTAAAAATGCTTGTTTGCTTTCTTCGGAAATAAAATCCACAGATCTTGTGACGCTTCCTTGATATGTCGGCAATTTCTGTAACGCCTGATCTAAGTTCATTGTAAATGCTTTCTGTTCTCTAGTCAATTCTATTCCCTCTCGCAAAGGTTCGTTCAAAAAATAGGAGCCAGAAGATATGTATTGATTTATAGCATACCGTTCTTCTTTTGAAAGTGGGCTATTTTCCTTGTAACGGGCTTTCCATGTTTTGTATTTTTCATCCCCCAGCCGCTTATGTTTCCGGAAGGTTTCAAATGTCTTAGGCACCTGATCTCCCAATGTCATGCGGTATGTTTCCCACTGCCGATAGTCCCGCAGCCAGTCAGCCCTTGCCGTTTCCTTTTTTCGGTAGGCGTCTATCTGCTTTTTGGTTCTGGGGTCCATGGTGGGTGGATTCTTTTTGAAGCTGGAAAAATCTTTGATTTTCTGTATTTCTTCTTCACTTCTGCCTGCCGGTGTCCATGGTATCAGCACATGAAGGCAGTTTGGATGGATGTTCAGATAACTATTGGTCAAATCATTGGAACCTGTTGGGTCAATCTTTCCAAAGGCAGCAGACAGCGGCGGGAAGTTTGGGTCTTTTCCGCTTTTGCTGTAAACCCGACCTTCCAGCGGTGCGCAGATTTTGCAAGTAGTTCCATGGCTGCTGATTTTGTATAGGTCGTGTTCTTCGTCTGCCGTCAGTGTTGCCAGTACTTCCGCCTGTCTGCTGGTGGTGCGTGCCACCATGCTGCAATAGGTATGCAGGCTCCATCGTCTTCCGGCTTTGTCTACAAAAGCTGTGACGCCTTCCCTTGCCAATGCCTGAAAAATATCATTTGCGGCTTTCTGGGCGCCTTTTCCCATGGCTTGTGCCTGGGCTAGTGTTCCCAAAGTAGCTCGTCGGAAAATATCCCCCTGGGTTCTGCCGATCAGGGCATTTTGCAGGGTGTTCTGTGCCGTTCCTGACGCTTCCACAATTTCTCCCATAAGATTCGTCACCAGACAGTCGATAATGCTATGTTGGGTAGCCGTCAACGCTTCCGCATTTTCATATCCTCGAATATGTTTTTCCACTGGTTCCAAAATTTTTCTAGCTTCTGGTACACGCACATAAAACTGCTGTTCTATCATTTTTGGTACATATTCCCAACAGTCTGTTTCCATCTGTTTCAAGATTCCCTGTATCCGGTTCAGGGCAGCAACAGCATGATAATCTACCAAGCCCTGAGAACGCAGTTGACCGATTTCGTTGATGATAGCTGTTTCTGCTCGCAGGAATATGGCAATCAATTTTTCTAGTTCTTTTTCGTTGGGTGCTTTCTGAATCGGCATCTATCACGCCTCCTCAAATCCTAGCCCCATGAGCGGATCTCGCAGAGCAGTTACATCTTGAAACGTCTTTCCCTCATTACCTTTTATGCTTTCTTCGGAAATGCTGTCAAACATAGATGTTTCTTCTGCCAGTTTCTTTAGTTCACGCTGGGCAATCGCCTGATCCAGAAGATTCGCCTGAAAAGCAGCAACAATCGTTTCGACTTTCGCTTTTGCGATTTCTGCTACTTCTTTGGCAGTTGGTGTCCACAATGGCGGGAACTGGATATCCAAATCTTCTGGAACACCACCCCATACACTCATAGCAATGATAGGCATCAGTTTTTCTAGAATCGGACGCAACTTACTTTCTCGAAGCGTGTCCACATAATCATAATAATTTTGCAGATCACTTTCTCCAGTAGCGTTTAACCCTGCGGGCGCACGTCCAAACAGCTTTGTCACTGGAATCCTGCTGGCACCGGATAAGTCAAGGCACATACTGTCATAGATCTCCTGTAAACCCGTAAAGGTGTACTGGGTATTTTTCACCGCATCGCCTTTATTCACCAGCTGCATACCGAAATTGGATTTCAATACGCTCTGCGCCAGCATCATATTCCAAAAACGCTGCTGGATGGCACTGGGCGCAACGGAAAAAAGCTGATCCAGATTTTCCACTTCCATGGAATCCACATTGGCACGGAATGTCAAAGCAGCCATATTCGCTGCCACGTTGTCATGTTTCACAACATCCGCATAGAGGGCTTCCACTTCAGATTCTCCCCAGTACATTTCTGCCATTTTTTCCAGATAAGGCAGTTCCCGACCGACAAATCGGATAATGCGGGAATGATGTACAGATACCACCGTACTGCCATCTGCCATATTGATGTCATAGTATTTGGGCAAGCCAAAATCAGGGTCTGCCAAATCAGAAACCAATTCCATACCGGGTGTGATGCCGGACCATCGGTCAACGATATACAGCCCGGCAAAGGTACCCGGAAGTATGGTGTCCAGTTCAAGCGGTTTGGACAAATCTTCCTGCCCTCGAATCAAAATCAATCCAGCTGCGCCGCCATACAGCCTGCCCCAGCGCATTCCTTCATTGATGCGATCATATAACTGTGTCTGACGCAAGCAGCGGTCAAGTTCCTGCTGATACTTTGGAGCAATGGAACCAGATACCGTAAAGCCTTCCCGCAGCATATCATCCGGGATAATGCCAACTACATTCTGTACCACCCAGTTTGAGCGATACAGGCTGTTCAGCAGGGCATAGTCGTATGTCATGCGGGTCAATGGGTACTCTGTTGCTTCCAATGGAGATTGGGAGCCGTAACCCAAATGAAAAAGCGGATTGCTGAATGCATCCGCTGTCTGTACCGGCTTTGTTGTGCCGGTTTTCTTTCCTTTTCTGCGGGACAATCTTCCCACCTCCTATGTCACCCGCCAGTCCGGCAGGGAGTTGATATAATAACGCAGCGCATCTGGTCCATGGTCCTGTTCTTTCACAGGCTTTTCTTCTCCTCGCTGGCTGGATTTTTCGTCCCAGCGATATGCCCCCAACTCATTCCGCAACCCTTCACACTGCGCATGAATCTGAATTTGACCACGGCTCATGAGTGTGGACGTTTTTCTGATACCGTCCAGTACGTCATTTTTTGCGCTTATCACAAAAATCCCTCTGCTTTTCAGCTCCGCAATGAAGGAAGCGGCAGAGGGGTCTACCAATACTGCACAACCGCCTGTACCCATGAATGTTTCCAGATCGTCTGCATATTCCTTATCTGTTTTCTGTCGATGTTCTTCCCGGCTGTCCCAACGATATTCCCGATCGATACGAACCGTTTCCTGGTCGTCATATATGTCCAGAAAGACACAAGGATTCGTGGTACCATAGTCAATGGCAATCGTTCTTGTGGACCGCCAGACCATATCCACAGGGGCTTCTGCCATGCTGTAAACATTTTTTTCTGCGGAGAACATGTCATAAATCAGACCTTCGGGAGAGCGGCGCAAGCCCAAAATATCGCGGGCATACCAGATACTTTTCCTGTCGTAGGTAGACAGGGTCTTACGCAGGTTATCGTCAGATACAGAAAGGTTATCAGCAATGGTGAAATGCCCATAGTTAAAACCATAGTCTGGATTTTTCTTTTGCTTTTTGGCGTGGAAGTCCAGCACTGTTTTATAGTACCAATGCCCATCCCCTTTCGGGTTCAGGTCGTGAAAAACCGCTCTTTCCGGACTGGTCAGTGTTCTGTCAAAAACTTCCTGGATAAAGTCCGCAGTACATTCATTGGCTTCTGTCACATACGCCATGCCGTAGGTATTCCCTTTGATAAGCTTTTCATCACCACTTTTTCCGCCACCGGAAATCAATACAATTTTTTCTCCAACAGGTGTCTGGATATACAGGCAATCACGCTTTTTGTACTCCCCCTCACGGCAGCGTCCCTCAAAAAAATTTTTCATGCCGAAACCGTCACAGTCCAACACATTGATTTTTGCCGTTGCCGTAGATACCCCAGCGATCAGGTGAATCCTGCTCTGGTGCCGTTCCAGTCTGGTACAGAATGCTAAAGTGTTGACTACGTTTTTCCCGCCACGCTTTCCTCCCTCGGCTACATTCAGCCAATGGGTAAAGGTCCGGTCAAAATAATCTTTCTGATTCTGTGAAAATGGAGCCGGAATGTTCATGCCTCGTCATCCCCTTCAAAGTCATGGATGTTCCGATTTTTTCCGGGATGCGTAAGGATTTCGGCTAGCGCCACCATATTGCTACCAATATCCTGACTCTGTTCTGGCTTTTCACCCCAGCCGCGGAAATTATTGATCAGGCTGAATTTTGCACCGTTGACACCATCACGGTCAAACAGTCTGGCTTCCGCATATTCTTCAATTCTGGATTTCGCGCGTATAATCGTGTCAGCAAATTCTTTTTTGCCTTGGTATTCTATGAGGGATTGTCTGGACGCAAATCCCAACGCAAGCGCTAGACCTGTCACCGTTGGTGGCTTCGGCTGTTTGATGTAGACCAATCCTGTTTTGGTGCATGTAGGACTCCCATTATCGTCCAGCAACAATTCCCCTTCACATTCTTTGAAATACGCGTCTATCTTTTCTTGTATTTCTTCTTTTGTCCGAAATTTCGGCGGTCTGCCGACATACTTATTTTTCGAAACAGTCACAGCTTCCACCGTCCTTTCTGCCTCCAAAGAAAAAGGACGCCCCGTAAGGCGTCCCAAAAGAAAGGAGGTGCATTTATGTCTTTTTCCACGATGACATTTTACCACACTTTCATGTGTCTTTATGTGTCCTTTTCAAACAAATTCAAAATGCAGCAGTGCTTTTCCATGAAGTTTTAACACATACCGGTAATCATAGTTCATTTCCACAGAAATTTTCTCCCATCTCTGTTCCAGTAGATAGCGTCTGGACAGGATTTCCTGTTCTGTTGGATCCGGAACCATGCTGATCTGCTGACGGATTTCCCGGTAAGTCACCATCTGCATTTCTTTTTCTGCCTCCAGTTCTCGCAACAATTCATCTAAACGGGCAGCATATCCAGACAAATCAGATGTTCCGCTTCCATGCGGCATCCCATCCCCTAAACCAACAGGGCTTGTCTTGCTGGAACGCAGTTCCTCGATTTCTTCCTGGATCAGTCCCACTCTGCGTTTTGCTGCCTGGTATCTGCGCAGGTACTGCTTCTTTTCCTCATTGTTCATCGGTATTCCCTCCCTGTAGGTTTATGCCGGATCTGGATACGCTCAATAAGCTCAAAATCACAGGTTCGCAATAAATCCTTGATCAGTTTGATGATACGGTTGGCGTTCTCATCGGCTTCCATTTCCCGTTTATGTATGGCATGTAAAACTGGCGATGCAGTTCTGTCTATGTATCCGCTGCCATTTCGGCTGAGTTCGTCCATATTCAGTCCTCCTTGTCATCCACTTCGTAGTTTTCAAAAATCCACTGCAAAGCGTTCACATATTCCTGTTTCGTTATGCTGTTAAACGGCATACCGTTTTTAACAACAATACTTATAGCATCCATTTTTTCGGCGTTACTTTCTTGACTGTTATAGATGTTGCAAAAAATTGCAACTGCTTTACCTAATTTCATTTTATCACCTTCTGATATGTTTTCTCAAAAATATCCGCCCCTACGTTGTACAGTTCACCTTTTACGCCACGAACAATATAATCTCCGTAACGGACCAAGTGTGTACCTTCAAGCGTATCAACGAATAATTCCGGCTCTTTATCAAAAGCTATTGCGTTATAATGCAACACTTTGTTTTCAAACGCCTTTACCCCCCAATAAGGAACGTACCAGTTCCCGTCCCTGTCTTTCAAATCTCCGTCATACTTGAACGCTTCTACCTCTACAGGTCTTTTTTTGTATTTCATACGAACACCCCTTTTTCATTCCGTTGTTTTTCGCAACCATTCCATTATGTCTTCCGGTCCACAATTAAACCCTTCTTTGTAGATTTCGCATTGTGGATTTTTTCCGAGTTTTGCACAATCCATGCAATTTGCCCCAAAATTGTCCAGAAACGCAACTAATTCCTCATCACTCATTGACCGAATGCGGTCTGCATTTGTTTGTACTGGTTTTTCTTCAGGCTCAAAACATTTTTCGTCGAATGTACAAATAAAACCAGATTTCATACATCTATCTGATACTCGATATTTGCATACGTCCACACTCTCACCTCCCAAACCTTTTTCCTGACCTCACGAAAATGCTCTATGCATCCTCCCCGTACTTTTCCTCATATTCCTCCTGAGAAATAAACCAGCAGTCTTTTTCCTCCACAAACATTCCCAGTCCTGTGAACCGCAGAACATCTTTGATGGTCACTTTCTGTCTGATTTCCTCCATTTTTTCTTCATACTCATCCTCTGGCACCATGCCTCCGCCAATGCTCAAACCCGCTGCATCTGGATTTCCGTTTTCATCCTCCGCAAGCCCCATGATTTCCACATAGATTTTCAATTCTTTCATGCTATCCCACCTATCTATTCTCACAAAATTGTTTCATAACATTCCTTATTTCCATTCCACTTAACTGCAATCAAATATTCGCATTTCGGGCATTTAATGTCAGCCATATCCACTGCCAGATTAGTCATAGCTTTGGAACTCCAACCGCATTCACATTGCTGCTGCAAAGGATGCATATTTTCTTCCTTCAGCACAGTGACCTTTCCACAGTCTGGACAATAATGTTTTTTCGTAGGTTCTTTGGATACCCAGCCTTTTTCTGATCCGCAGTGGTCGCACTTGATATAAAGCGGTCCAGAATATTTTTTGCCTGTTTCAACTGGTTCTTGCTCCCTTTTATATCTAGGTGTCGTTTTGTCTTTTTCCCCTGTAGGTACCAGATCGGGCATGTCTTCTTTCCGTTCAGCTGCACCTTTCGCAACTCCGACAGTCAGTTCAATCAGCTGTAACGAAAGATGGGTAAACAACTGGTCGCTTTCCTTTTCCGGAAGCTTCCAAATCAACTTTTTATTTTCAGTTTCAATTTTCAGCATGGCAAATTACCTCCTGACTTTCTTTTTCTTCCCCAGAATCTTTTCCACGCATCATAACCAACGCTTTCCGTGCAAAAAAGTATGCTTTAGCCTGTTCTTCACTATCAGGGACGGCAATCACAAAATATTGAATTGCTCTATCAACGTCTTCTTTATCCCCGATCTTGTGCAAACGAACATCTTCCAACATACTTACCGTTTCTCGTAAAATTCGGCAGCCATGCACCCCACAATTATGTTCATAGGCACATCCTAGGCAGACCAAACTTCCCGTTTCCACTTTCATTCGCTTGAGTGCTATTATCAAATCTTTCTGATTTAGCATATATTTAACTCCTTATCCAACCATAATTTTTTTCAACATTCCCATACTTCCAATTTTCTCCCCGCACATTTCCGGCAAATTTGCCCGAACAAGCGCTTCCGCAAACGGCGGCGGTACTGCATTACCGCATCTAGCCACCTGATTTGTCTTTCCATATGTTTTTCCGTCACAATCCTTATCGATGATGTAATCAGCAGGAAATCCATTTGCCGCATATAACTCTTTCGGTGTGAGCATACGCAGTCCGATGTCACTGATAAAGTATTTTTGATTTTTTATGGAGATCAGCAGGATTTCATCACATCCGATCTTGTAATCGGCATACTGATTGAGTAATTCCCTGATTTCATTCCAGTGTCCCAGATCTGTATTTTCTCTCTCCAATTTGACAATGGTTAAACCAAAATGCCCTGGGGACGTTGTAACAGTATGGAGTGGATCTGATGTGTCTTGTCCAACACCTGTTTTATAGAATTTTGAAAGAAATGCTGCTGTCACCGCTTCCCTATCTTTCGCTGTTACCGTATGCAATGGATCAGCAGCAGAAATACCGCCTCTTTCGTTGCCATAGTACTTTGTAAGATATGCCGCCGAAACTCCATAACGGTTAGATGCATCCAATGTCATCAGCGGTTCTGTTACTTTCTGCCCTCTCACTTTTTCCGACTGTTCTGTGTGATACTGTACCAGCGATGGCAACAGTAAGCATTGCTCTGCCTTGGAAACCGTTGTTCTGACAGGTTCTTCTACGCTATAAGAACGATCTTTTGAGAAACCCGTTTGTCCTATGGCTGTCATTGCCGCAGAAAGAATCATCTGTCCACCTCCGCCGTCTGTCCGTATGGTATCTATGGGAGAATCTGCGGCATGTCCCGTCGCATTGCTGGTATTAGAAACCGTCCAAATCGAATATGGTTCCAAAACTGGCGATACCAAACCATATCCGTTCTTTGCTGTGACAGTCTGCACCGAATCTGTTATTTCCTGTCCCCTGAACTCTCCCGTATGATTTACCATAACCAAGAATGGCGCAGAGGTATTTAATACGAACTTGTCCAGTCCTCTGATAATTCTTTTTATAGTATTCTCTGCCAGCGGACGCACCGCACGAATACCGTATTTTTCTTTGATTTCTGCTGATGTATCAAAAATAGAAGGACATGGCAGGGACCAATCTATAATCTCCGCTGCACTTCTCCATGGTTTTTTCCTGCCTTCTTTCACTTCTTCACTGCCTGCCGGCGCATGCGTCTTTTCTGGAAATACAATAGGCTTTCCGTCACATCGTGCAATCAGAAAGAATCGTTTCCGTATGGTAGGCGCTCCATAATCTGCCGCTACCAGTTCCCTGTGTTCTATGCAGTACCCAAGGCTTTCCAGCTGCTCTTTCCATTTCCGAAATGTTTCTCCCGCTCTGCTTTTGACTGGTTTTCCTTTTCTCACAGGTCCCCATGTCTGGAATTCCTCCACATTTTCCAGAATGATCACTCTAGGACGCACTGTACCAGCCCATTTCAGCACAATCCACGCCAGCCCTCGAATATTTTTGTCAACAGGCTTACCACCTTTTGCTTTTGAAAAATGCTTGCAGTCCGGCGAAAACCAGGCAAGCCCTACCTTTCTTCCTCTGCACACTTTCTTGGGGTCTACATCCCAAACCGATTCGCAATAATGTGTGGTGTAAGGGTGGTTCGCCTTGTGCATGGCAATGGCATCTGGGTCATGGTTTATGGCAATATCCACTGGGCGTCCAGTGGCAAGTTCAATGCCGGTAGATGCGCCGCCTCCGCCTGCAAAATTATCAACGATCAGTTCTTCTAATAGGTTGATCTGTTTCATTTCTTGCCCACCTCCTTCTTCAGCACCTCATCCGCCACTTCTCTGATCTTCTGGCAAATGATTTCAAACCATTCTCGATCACCGTTAAGGATTGTCTGCGCCAAATCCCGCATCAGTCCTTTTTCCTCTACCCGCAGCCAGATAGCAATGAGATTGGGTTCATTAGGCATCTGGTTATCAAATATCCGATAAAACATATATGCCAGCAGATGTTTCCGAATCTGCAAATTGATTTCATCAAATGTTTTCCAATGCCCACCAATGGCTTCTTGTCCCAACTCAAGAGCCTTTCCTCTGCGTCCAATGAGCGTCAGATACTTTTCTGCCTGTTCTTTTGTTTCTATCTGTGCCATACTGTCCTCCTTTCATGGAATTGTGTGACATTTTGTTTTTTGTGTGAATTTGTGTGACCAAAAGTCACACAGCCGAAACCATTGATTTTACTGGATTTTCTAACTGTTTTTTCCTATTGTGTGAAATGTGTGAAGGTTTTTGCATACCTCGCATACGTAGAAACGTGTATATAACCATCTTGTATATATACTCCTATATATAAGGTGTGTGTAAATCGTCACACAAGTCACACATTCACACATCCGCAAAATCAAAATGGACAAAAACATTGATTTTACAAGGAAAACGCCACTTTTTCATTTTTCACACACTGTCTGTCCTTCATTCTGAAAAGTCACACATTTTCAAAATGGGCATTCCTCACTGTCTGGAACATCCTCCATCTGCATCTGCCCGTTGGGGTCTTTGATGATCCAAACGCAGGAAACCGCCTCGCCATTGATTCGTTTTGTCTTGGTATATCCCTTGCTGACCTCGATTTTCCCTGTCTGTTTCATCCAGCTGAGCAAGGATTTTGCACTGTATCCGGCTTCCACGCAGATTTTCTCAAAACGGCTCTTGATAACATAAAAATATGTATCATCCACCATACCCCAGCATTCCATGATGTCGTCATCATCATCGAATTTCT